ACGAAGATCGCAATGGTAAGTACCAGGATCAGCCGAAGGAAATTGTCACGTGCCGAGTATGAAACTTGATCCTGCAGATGTAGACCAACGGTTAGAAATATTACAAATCATTACTGATGCTGTAGTGCACCAGGAGAATGACGCATTGCGTTCAGCTCTTAGCCGGTGTCGCACTAAGAATGTGCAGTGGGTCTTGAATACAATTCAAGAAATATTCACCCACTTGCAAGATGCCCTGGAGATGCAAGACTATAGTAACTACTTAGACGAAGGGTAGGCCGTACGTACTTTTGGGCTTAGCTGAATACTGCGTACTACCTACGGGTGAAAATACCTCTCCTTGATCCGCACTAGTTGGTTCACGGAGAGCAGCACTTTGCTTGAACTTACCAGCGGACTTTGCTGCTGCCATAAACTTTTGTACTCTTGCTTCTTGCCTTTGATTTCTGGTATCAGCTGGGCCCGCTGTCTTTTGCTCTTCTGTATCTAGATTACGCGTATCAACGTTATAGCTAGTACCAGGGTTTAGGTCAGATGTATCACTTACAGATGTCCCTGCGTCCACCGTGGGATCATATCCACCAGGGATGTAATCCTTTGGTGAATCCTTACGTGGCTCGTAGAATCGTCCCATGTTAATATTGTAATCGAAGAAGATTTAAACAAATGCATAACGCAATAAATGCTGATGATTTCTTAGGTGAATTCATGCGCCGTAGCATTCCTAACCCTGATGAAGTTGGTGGTCGTCAGCTGACTGAATGTGATTTTGGTGCAGAATTAGACAACGAAGAAAACGACGTTCCCCTTTATGACCAGTACAATAGAGGTCTGGTGGCTACGCAAGAAGGCCGCCCTCGTCTAAACCTTGCTCTAGAGGGAAACCAATGTCCGCCCAACATGCAACAGGAAACCAGCCGACCGGGTCTTACAGGTTATATTCCGAGTGTGGAGGAGGGGATGGAAGTAGGAGCTGTGCCACTGGCGAAGGGTGCAGTATTGCTGGACCTGGGCCAAGTACCAGGGAAAGAAAAGAAATTGTCGGCTTTGATGCGCCGGGGCATGTAATTGATATGGTAAATCATCCCCCTCATTACAGCCAAGGGGGAATTGAATGTATTGATGCAATACAGGCTGCGCTAACACCCGAGGAGTTTCGTGGCTACTGCAAGGGTAATGCCTTGAAATATACCTGGAGAGAAAGAATAAAAGGACAGGATGAGTCCCTTAAGAAAGCTCTGTGGTACCTAGAGCGTTCTCAGAAGGGTTGAAGGTTATCTTCGTCTTCCTCATCTTCATCTTCGTAGTCACCACACATCAGAGCTAGTTCTTCCAGTTCTAGTTCTGATGAAATATCAAAATCAACATTGACACCTTCTTCGGCCAGGATATCTTTGATGGCGGTGATCTCCATCAGGCGTTGGCTATAGAGATTCAATAAGGCACAATAAAGCTGATCCCACGTCATCTCCGCTGCTTGTATCTCTGCTTTGCGCCTAGCAAATTTGAACTCCAAAGGAAGCTCAAAATCCTGGGGTTCAATAGAGGGGGCCATTGGAGAATTCATGCGCTGCCTGTACCTATTCTAAAGCTTACACCACAATTTCAGACTGTTGTAATTTTGGTAGCTTGAACTGATTTATAAATTCAGTTAGTACCACAGGGTGGATAGCTTCTTCTAGATGCCTGATAGCTTTGTTTTGTGTAGGAGTATTTTCATAACGAGCAAAGGCATTCAACAAGAGCTGCCCACCAAAACTGACGTTATATTCCTGAGCGCTGGCTAAGAACAGGTTAATTTCTTCTCTACGCCTAAAGACAAGGTTACTTACGACTTGATGATCCTGGTCAAAAACCCAGCGATACATTTCTTCTGCTACTGTTTCTCGATCACCGTCTTCAATTGCATCAAGGATGTCACTGTAAAGAAAAGGTTCCCAGCCAATGGAATGAACAAAAGAAACCAGTGCTTCTAACATGTACCCATTAAGACCAGGCACTTCTTTATCAAGGGCTTTCTTAATTTCTTCTATTTCGTACTTTAAATATTCTGTTGCTTTTTCATACGTACATAACTGACTTTTGCCTACGGGCTGACCATCGGGATAGTACTGGCTACCAAATCCAATAGTGTAGGGTGCTGTACCAGTGGAGGGATCAGGGAAAGATTTTTCATTAAACCCTTCATATTTCATGATTAGATCAATGCCAGTAGATAGATCCTGCACGATGGAAGTAAGCATGTTACAACCATCATACATAAGTAATCCAAATTGCGTTAGTTTTTATTCACCACAAATCATTGCATGCCTGTTATTTTCTGTTGGCACAATTTTGTTGATGAGTTATCCATCGGCAATTGCCCGGCTCGTAATTGCCATGATTGTCTATTCTGTCTAGCTCCAAAGAAGGATCTGCATTATTTGCTTCAGCCCATTTCTTAAAAACTATATAATTATTTTCCCATTCACTGCACACTTGAATATTTTTTTTTAAATATGTAGGCCAACGTTTGCATCTTGCTTTCATTTTTTGCCATCTACTATAAAGCCAGTGTCCTTTGTTGTTTTTATTTTTAGATTCTCCATGCGTAATACGTCTTTTTTTTATTGTTTTTCCCAGTTCTGGATTATCTATGTAATTTTTTTTAGCTGCGCAACTTAAACAACGCCATTGTTGATTGACTCGATTCCAAGCATCGATTCGCACTTTTTTTTCTTTGCTGCAATCAAGGCATTGTGCTTGAACATATCTCCAGCGGTATTTAGAGTCAGGCATGGCCATTCAACAAGTGAATTTATTTTACCATAGACTCTTACCCCCAGAGCCGAGAGCATGCCCAATATCTTGGGGTGTTTTTATCCATAGGTTTATCACACCCCATTCTTGATCTAAAATTAGCACGACGTTTTTTATCGTGGTGTTGTGTGTAGTCCTGGTATCCACGCCTGCCGTACCTAACTATTTTTTCTTCTCCGTCATGGCATGATTTAACAACCCATTTATGTGTATCCCCAGCTGGAGCCCGCTGTGGTTTATTACACTGCATACTTTCTTTTTTGTAGCGACCAGCGGCACTTGCTGCCTTTCGATGTTGATCAGACATTATTTTTTCAGCAAAGAGGTAAAATCACTAAGGAAAGATTCAGGGCTTGTAAATGAAGTATCTTCTTCATCATCTAAGTTCAAATTAAAATAACTATCGGGTTTCTTTGTTTTTATTATAGGCGTAGGTTCATTTAAGCTTTCTATTTTAGATAGTGCTGCCATTGGATCTGAAGTGTCAAAAGATAAGTCCAGTTCAGGCATTTTACCTTTGGTTATATCTGTTAATAATTTAATGTCTTCTGGACTGGAGTCTGACATGTAATCTTTGTAAAACGATTCTTCTGTTCCTTGGTAACCAGCATTTTTAAATACATTATATAACTCCGTTTTAACGGCTGCACCAGTGCCCTTGTCTGCTGGTCTTTCAATATAAGAAACACCTAACTCAGCTTGGGTGGGAGCTTTGCCTTCTTCTTGTAAAAATTTAATATTTGATCTAATTTGTTCTGCTGTACCCGTGGTTAAACTGTCTGTAATTGCTTTTTTAACTTCATCTATAGAAGTATTTTCATCTAATCCATATTGGGTTAATATTTTTTTCCACTTATCTTTATCTTTTAGTGGATCTAGTGGATCTATTATTTGATTTGCAAATTCTTCCGGTTTAATATATTCACCAAAGACAGTACCTACTGACTGAGCCTTTCTATAAACAGGAGATTCTAATTTTTTCTGCAGCGTAGATACTGGATCCACTGCAGCGTCAAATCCTTTTTGCTTACCAATAAGTTGATAATGCAATCTTGCAAAATCATCTTTAGTATTTAAATCTTTTTTATATAGATATGCATTTTCAGCCCATGTTCCCAAGTATGGTAGCTCAGGATTAATAAGAGCATCAGGGTTAGCTTTGGCCTTTTCCCAGTCTTTGTTTACAGCTGTTTTTTGATTTCCATATAAATCTTGTTTTTGTGTAGCATAAGAATCTTCTGGATTAAAATAAAAATTAGCATCAAATTTTTCGTCAAAACCCGTATCCAAATCTAGTTGCATTTCTTTTGCTACTTCTTGTGCATAATCTTTGACTTGTGTTAAACGATCTGTAGTTGTAAATGGAGTCTTTTCATTTTCTTTAATATCCATGTAATCTCTAAACTCATCCATTGATTTTGAGTAATCAAATCTGGGTTTTAAATAATCATCAATAAATTGACGAGCAAAAGAAGCTTCTACTTTTACTTCTTCTGGTACGCCATCAGTACCCTTGTAAGTCAAGGTTAAGTCTTTGTTTTTTGCAGTATCTAGGTCTGTAACTTTTTGTTCTAAAGATGTTCGTAAGTTTGTTAATTTTTGAATTTGATCAGGCTCTCCAATCTTGCCTGTTTGCAAATCTGTCAATAGCTCAGTTCCCGTAACACCTTGATTACCAAGAAACTTTGTTAGTTCTTCACTACTATTAAACCCTGCTTTTTTTATAAATTCATCCGTAAATTTTTTGTTTTTGTTGTCAAAAATTTTAGTCGGATCAGATTTTAATGCAGTATTAATAACATCTAAAGTATCTTCTGTAGATTGATAGTCTTTATAATCAATTCCATATTTTTGCGTCAATGTATCATCAAACCATTTTTGCCAATTATATGTAACATTGCTTTGTATTCCAGTTATTTTTCCAAGTTGTTTTTCAAAATCTGACGTTACATCTGCTTCAGATTTTTTATTTGTCATAGCAAGATATCCACCAAGACCAGAATCACCTAGCATTGAAGTTGCTAATGTCTTATTTAAATCCATAATTTCGGAAAAACCTCCAAGACCACGATATAAATCCATAGTATTCTCTTTTGCTTTTGCTTTATTTAATTCAGCTATGGTATCTTTTAAAACATTTTGCGCTAATGCACCATACTTTTTGGTTTCTTCTTGTTCTTTTACGCCTAATACTTTTGCAATTAAAGTATCAAAAGTTGCGCCTTGACCTAAAGCTGTGTCTTTAATTTGTTGTTTTTCTGTATCTGTTGGTTTTTCCACATAGTCAGTTGCTCGATCTGTAGCTTCTTCTGCATAGCCTCTTATGCCATTTAACTTTCCTTGGTTTGTGTAATGTGCCCCATAAAAATCATCTTCACTATTGTTGTAGCGTTCCGTAATATCAATGTTGTCATCCTTATTTGCTTGTTTCCACTCTTCGGCTGCAGCAGGAACTTGTGTTTTATAAAAAGCTATATCTAAAGTTTTTAGGCCACCAGGGGAAGGGGGCTTAGCCGTATTGCTTGGATCCCAAGGAGTAAGCTTTTCGTTTTTATAAAAAATTTTAAAACTGTTTTCAAGATCTTTGTCATTTGTTAACTTGCGAATAAATTCTCTTTGTGTTACGTAATCTCCGCCAGTTGTATTTTGAGCTATTGCTACAACGTTGTTACGTAAGTTCTTTAAATTATTATTTTGTTCAGTTATATTATTGTTTTCTTGTGTGATTGATTCATTTTCTGTTGTACTTTTTTTATCTGTTGCTATAAGATTTTTGTAATCTTTTTCTTTTATTTTGGTTCCTGGTTCTTCTACCCAAAAAGCTGTAGGTCTGGTTTTAATTTCACCATCTATAATTATATAAAGGGAACCCGGTTCTCCGGGGGGAATGTTTTCACCTTTATATTTTGCATATTCTAATCCGGTTTTAGCATTACTTGTAGGTACTTGATGATAACCCGATGCAGTATTGGTGGGTTTTAGTTGTTTTAAAGGAGTGTATTCAGCAACCCATCTCTGACCTACAGGGTTGGTCGCAATATAACTAAGACCCATTAACTTGCCTGCTTGTACGTCACGTAATCACCAGTGTACTGGAAAATATTAAATAGTTCTTGATTCATCCATTCTTTAATTTTTTTCATACGCTCTTCACAGAAATAATCCTGTGTTGGGTACCAGTCTTCCATCTTGATAGATCCTTTATTACTGTTGCACTTCTGACAAGATGGTAACAGATTATTAGAATTACTTGACCCAGACCTGAACCTAGGTATAATGTGATCCAGGCTTGTGGCTGGGGCTCCGCAATAACCACAGCAGTGGTCCCAGGACTTGTAGATCTCTTCTCGGAAACGGCGTTTAGCAGACTTTGGTGTGACTTCAATCAGTAAGGCGAGAGGGTCATGCTCTGTTGCGAACATACTCTATAATTGCCATTACCTAATTTTAAGATGGCCTAGCTTCTGTAAAGAAACGTAAACTTCCGAATTCTTTCTTAAGTGCCTGGCAAAGCTAAAAGTTTTGTGTAGTGTAGGGATGCACACGGTTTTTTTCGCATGGCCGCAACAGCTCAATGGGTGACAGCCAATCAAATGGCTGATGCGCTCAGCATTGATCGTCAGACTCTATTCCGCATGCGTGATGACGGTACCCTCAAGTTGGGGCCACATTACGCTGCATTCAAGGGCAAGACCTACTCCAGGGATAGCTACCTTTGGAACCGTGGGTCCGTACAACGTGCTATACGTAAGCGGCAACAGGAGATGCCTGAGGCAATGGCTTAGCAGGTTTGTAAAAAGCTTTACGCATCTTATAGGCAAGTAATAGTTCAATCACATTGCATTGAACTTCTTTACATGCCATGGCTTCATAAATAAGTAACCAAGCATCTCTCCAGCAACTCTCAAGATTTGGGGGTTGCTTTTCTTTGAGTTGAAACAAAAAAACCCATTGCGGATGCATGGGTCGTACAGGTTTCTTTTTACTTGAGACGTTAATTGTTCCGTCGTCGTTCCAGGTAAATCCTTTTAAATTCTCGGGTTTTACCCCATATGTTGCGAGCATGCCATAGAACCAGGCTAGCTTACTGGTCTTACGGCTTCTTAATAAATGAAAAAAATCGTCAACTACCCTCTGGTCGAGGGGAGGGGAAATAGTGTAGGTCATGGGAAGTGTACATGTTGTTGCCTAGACTTTAACCAACGGGCCAGCCTGGTGCAATGTAACTAGCCCTTGAATTCCTAAAGACTGATTAGTCTTCGTTATATTATACTACAAAAAACCTACACAGAAGGCTTTTCTCCTGAAGCTGGTATGTAAATATGTCCAGTTTTATCAATCATTCTGAATCCTGACAGGCTAACAATTTGATTTGGAATATTAAATAACTTTTGTAGCATTGGAGCCATCACGGGAGACTGACAGTTATACGGCGGAACATCCATGTAACTTAAGGCTTTTTTAGTTATGTTAAATGCTTGGTATTGTTTTTGATTGTTTTCTGATTCTTGTACTAACTTTTGTTCCCACTCTGCCATTGAATCCATGCCCACTGGAAAATCAGAAGGTTCGGGAGGGAACACGTGTTCTTCAAACTTCATTGAATAGATATGTTTGCAATAACGCATTTCATCTAACACTGGTGCCCAGTTATCTCCCAAGTTTGTAATTACGTCCTGCTCTTGTGAATAGTCTGTGTATACAGGCATCCCTTCAGCTGTGTTACCAGGGAGCGAGGGATCCGTTATGCTACGTACATAGGTTGCACCAAAGTCTCTAAATACACCTGGATTATCTCTTGTTGCTAAACGATTTACTTCTGATATGGCAATGTCGTCTAATAGTTGATATGTAGCTGAAGGTGCAACAACGGTCATTATTCTGTCATTTAATGAATATGATGTTGTGTTGTTATCAAGCTGACCACTTAATGTAATGTCTTCATAGCGCCCAGGCTTGATTGATGTGACACTTGAGTAAGGAAAATATTTTCTGGTCGTGTCATTAATTGATGACATAAAGAAGTAATCTCTGTGCGTAAAATCTTGGCAGGTACAGGCATATCTAGTGCCAGTAATTAAAAATCTTCCAATGGCCGGTGGCTTAGTTGCTGGTGTTAAGAAAGCTTTATCATGTGTTACTTCTACAGACCCAGCTTTTTTTAACTTGAGGATTCCAGT